ATTTTGAGCAGATCGAAGGGGCCGTCATGCGGGCCATGACAAATGGTCGCGACCTTGAGTCATTAAAAAAGGATCTTTTATCAATAGGTGGGGTTACAGATAAGCGCGCCGATTTGATTGCGCGCGATCAAGCGAGCAAAGCTGCTTCTGTAATCAATCGATCTAGACAATTAGATCTTGGAATCAAAAAGGGTATTTGGATTCACACCCATGCATCGAAAGAACCTAGACAAAGTCATCTTGATGCTAATGGCAAAGAATATGATCTAGAAAAAGGCATGTTGATCGATGGGGAGTGGATTCAGCCAGGAGAGGAAATTAACTGTACGTGTATGGGGGCGCCAGTAATTCCCGGGTTCGAATAATAAGATACAAATCCTTATTGCTTTCTCGGGTTTTCTGCTTAACTATATTCATACATTAATTGTAGGTGTGAATTCTCGCCATGAGTGCAGCAGTGCTCGCTAATGACTCGGCGCGCAGGGTTGATGAAAACGGCTTTTTGCATGTTGATGTTTCGACTCTAACTAAGGCAGCGGTCAATCCGTACTACGGTCGTGAGATACCAGAGTGGGAAAGTCTTGGGCTTGAGCCTGACAGGATTTACCAGGTGCTTCGTCCAGCTGATGAGCTTGAGAAAGCTGTAGATACGTTTAACGGCTTGCCGATTCTCATTAAGCATAAAGAGGATTCGGCACTCGACCCGCAGAAGGCGCTACGGGTAGGCACAACAGGGACAAGTGCTGTTTGGGAAGAGCCCTACATCGTTAATGCGATTGTCTTCCATGACGCGACAGCAATTGCGCTCATTGAGTCCAACCAGCAGAAAGAGTTAAGCGCAGGTTATCGCTACGAAGCTGTAATCGAAAAAGGAACTTTCGAAGGGCAAGCCTACGACCTGCGAATGAAGAATATACGGGGCAATCACATTGCCCTGGTCGAAGAAGGTCGAGCTGGAACTGATGTCGTTGTAGCTGATGGCTCCCCATTTTTAAGAGGTATGGTTATGAGCGTTAAAGAGAAGGCAAAGGCGCTGGCAAAGTTGCTATCAGGAAAAGGGTTGCTCGCGAAGGATGAAGCGATTGCGGCTGATGAAATTGAAAAGGCGATGGATGCCGAAGAAAAGCCCAAGGACGAACCAGTGGGTGATCAGGACCCTATTCAGGTTCTTACCGCTGAATTGGAAAAACTGAAACAGCAACTAGCCTCACTTGCTCCCCAAGAAATCGCTGAAGACGCTGCGAAAGACGAAGAGTCGACCGTACCTCCTAAAGAACCGATGGCGACGGATAAGAAGTTGCAGAATCCACCGAAAAAAGAAGAGCCCGTAATTGCGGTTGATGAGAAGAAAATCACTGCCAATGTGATGGCGCACTTCCGGGAAAAGGAAATAGCTGCCGAAGAAGTTCGCCCATTGGTTGGCACCGTGACGGTTTCCGCCTTCGATAGTGCGGAGGGCATCTATGCCTTTGCCCTAGAACAGAAGGGCATGAATCCAAAGGATTATCCCGCCAGCGCTCATAAAGGCATGGTGGCGGTACTCAATGCCCAGCGCAATCCGACGCCGATTGCGCTGGACGCTAAGCCGTCTGGCGTTCTCGCGGACATCGATCTTGGCCGCTTCCACTAATGCAGGAGTAATAAAAGTGCCTTTTCAGCGGACAGTACAAAGCGGCCTTGTCGAAGGCATGCCAGGCGATCCGGCTAGCGCCAACCCGTTTTCCACTATGGTCAAGCAGGCCAAGGATGCTTGCGCCCCAGGCTTGTTCTTGTGGGGCAGTGCGGACGGGAAAACTTTTTCGCCGCTGGGGATCGGTAAGCCTGACGCATATTGTATGCGCGATCAGACGCAGCCTTTTGGGGGCTTTCTGAAAGAGTCCGGACACATTATCCCTCTGGGCTTCAATGCGACCGGCGCCATTAATGGCGACTGGTATGCCGTTTCAACTACTACCGCTTCCGTCAAGCAAAAAGTATTTGCTTCTAACTTGAACGGAAAAATCTCAACGGGTGCGGCTGGCGCAGCTATCGCCGATCACACTGAAACAGATTTCACCGTCACAAAGGTTGCAGGTACGGGTGCAGCCGGCAGTGCAATCGTAATTTCCAAGCACTGAGGCGCATTATGAGCATTCAAGATTTTCAACGACTAGAGCGAATCGGTATTTCTGGTGTTCCACGGCAGTGGTTGGATGACACTGCGCGGGCGCGTATCGCACAGGATGCCGCGTTAGTTACTACGCCGAACAACGGCGTACCTGCGTGGATGACGCAGTACACATCTCCGAAGCTTATTAAGGTATTGACCGCAAAGTTGGGTGCAGAAGAAGCATTTGACCCAGCGCGCGTGGGCAGTTATGGCACCATGACCGCAGCGTTCCCGATGATTGAGCACACTGGCGATGTTGGCGCGTATTCCGACTATGGGCGCGATGGTCATGCAGGCTTCAACGCTAACTGGCCAATGCGTGAGTCTTTCTACTTTCAAACTATTGTGACTTGGGGTGATCTTGAGTTAGCTGTTATGGCCGCCGGCAAGATCGATGCGGCCAGCCAGAAGCAGGATGCCGCTGCCTTGGTTATGAAGATGGCGCATAACAAAATCTGGTTTTACGGTGTTCAGAACTTGTCAAACTGGGGGATCTTGAATGACACGCGCCTGAATCCTGCCGTACCTCCTTTGCCTAATACTAACTCCGACCTCGAGTGGGCGGATAAGGACGACAAGGAAGTCTACGACGACGTAAAGTATCTTTATAAAACACTGGTCGCTCAGAACGGCGGGTTGGTCGACAAAAAAACAAAGATGACGCTCATTCTCGATACCGACTCTGAAACAGAGCTCGATAAGAAGAGTGCTTATGGCGAGTCCGTTGTCGTGTCGCTGAAAAAAACCTATCCGAATATGGAGATTGTGACAGCGGTCGAGATGGATACAGCGTCTGGTCGAGTAGCAATGCTCATCGCGCATGAAGTCATGGGCCAAAAAACTGGTGAGCTGGGCTATGTCGAGCTACTGAAAGCTCACGGCGTCGTGCGAGATCTTTCCAGTCTTCGCCAAAAATATTCGGGCGCGAACTTCGGTGCTGTCATGTATCAGCCGAATGCCATCGCCACCATGATCGGGATCTGACCATGATTATCTATTCCAAACTGCCACGCGATATAACTTTCACGGTCGGTTCCTCGGTAGTGACTATCAAAAAAGCTGACGAAAATCCGGATAGCCTTGTTCCTGGTTGCAGCAAAAACGATATCGCCGATGCACTGTGGGAAGAGGTGCTGGCGAAATACGGCAAGCACAGCGCGATTAAAAGGGGCTTTATTTTTGCGTCCAAAAACGACAAGGAAGCAAAGGCCCAGTCAGAAGATATGAAGGGCGAAAAAACAGGACTGGAAAAACTGGATCCGGATAAAGTTCCTGGTGTTCAACGCAATGACGATCCGGATGTTAAAAACCCACAAGCGCAACAGGTGCGCAAGTGATAGTCACATTCGACCCGGTGAAGTTTCGTCTTACTTTTCCGGGGGCTTTTCCAGAGCTCGAATATCCTGATCTGTTTTTGCAGGCCAGCTTTAACCGCGCGGCGATGCAGATCAGCAATGCGACTGACTCTCCAATCCCTGTAGAGCCGCGTGAGGGGATTTTGTACCTCACAACGGCTCATATCGCGATCATTGGTCGGCGCGATCCAAACATGTCTGGTCAGATCGTTTCGGCCTCTCAGGGGACCACCAGCGTAACCCTGTCGAATCCTGTAGCCATCGGTAGCGAAGCATGGTGGCTACAAACTTCATACGGACAGGAAGCCTGGCAAGCAACAAGTCCCTATCGCTCATTTTTGTGGGTGGAATGATGAGTGGCGCGAAGATTGTCGGCGGTGAAAAGCTTGAAGCGGTCCTGAAAAAACTTGCTGCTGCGAAAGGCGCGCGTGTGCGTGTTGGCATTCTGGAAAACACGAAATATCCAGACGGCACGGATGCGGCCATGGTTGCCGGGGTTCAGGAGTTCGGTAACGAGAACACACCAGCACGTTCATTTATGCGTCGAACTGTCGCGGAGCGTGTGGGTGTCTGGAAAAACGGTTTTGCCAAGCAGCTTGAAACCAACAGCGTCGAAGGCTCGTTAGACGTATTGGGCGAGCAAATGGCAAAAGATATTCAGACAACCATCCTCAAGATTGCGGATGAGGGCGGAAACGCACCAACAACGATTGAGCGCAAGCGCAGCAAAAAAGATCGGCCTCTAATCGATTCCACGTTGATGCTGAACAGCGTCAAGCACGAGGTAGTGCCCGGTGAATCTGAATAATCTCGTGGGCGGCATCCTCAACAGCGTAACGCCTCAAGAAGAGGTCGTGCTTTTCCGCTGCACTGGCCAGACAAATGACAGAGGCAAGATCACCCCAGTCTACGCGCCAGCATTCCCCACCATGGCACGTGTGCAATCAGTCAGCGATGCAGCGCTCAAGTTAATCGATCGTGTCGGGGACAACAGCAAGCTTCTGCACTTCTACTTGAATGGCGATTGGCGAGGCGTGTTCCGTCCGGACGGTACCGGCGGTGACATGATCTATGCCCGTGGTCGGTGGTGGCTAATCACAGCCGTGCCTGAGGACTTCTCGCACGCCGGCTGGGTATGTGTACGGGGCACATTGCAAATGACCGGACCTGTCGGGGTGGCCTACCCATGACAGACGTTCTCGGCGCCATGTATGACCTGGTAGCAACGTTCGCCACCACACCGGCGGACAACATCCTGCGCGCTTGGCCAGATCGGGCTGCTCTACCGCTGCATAGCTATGCCGTAATGACCCTGATCGATGTTGGCCGTCGCGGCACTAACTCGACTGACTTCACGTTCGATCCGGACACCGAAGAAGACGGCGAAGAGACAGAAAGCGTCCTGCGCGAAACCATGGTGCAGATCGATTTCGTCGGCACTGATGCGGCTGCCAATGCCGGCAAATTTGAACTGCTGAGCCGGTCCGCCACTTTCTGCGACTTCCTTGAACCCTACGGCATATCTCCTTTGTTCGCGGATAACCCACGTGAGATGACCAAGCCCGACGGCACCGATCAATACGCCATCCGCTACGTCATCACCCTGACCATTTCCTACTGGGATGAAACCAGCATCGCCGTGCCGTGGTTCGACGATGCAACCCTTACAACTGAGGTAATCCAATGAGCATTCCAGCCTCGGCTATTGTTGAAGTCAATCCGGGTCTATTGGTGCCAGGCGGTACCGATCTGGAGTTGAACGGGCTGTTTGCCTATGACACTCCGCTGATTCCTCCTGGTGCAGTTTTCGCGTTTCCGTCTGCTGATGATGCGAAAGCATTTTTCCCGCCTGACGCGGACATCCTGGCACCGATCAGCATCTACTTTCGCGGCTACAACAACAGCCCGATCAAACCGCGAGCGTTGTTTATCGCTCGTTGGACAGCTGAGGCGACGGCACCCTATGTCATCGGTGCCAAGCATTTGTCGCTGGTTGAGCTGAAGGCAATCAGCGACGGCGAGCTCACGCTTACCATGGGCGGTGAGTCCGAAACCCTAAGCGATCTGGATTTCAGTGGAGCCACGTCGTTCTCCGACATTGCGGCCATTGTCCAGGCGGCGATGATCTCCGCAGCAGGCACGGACGAGTTCTGGCTGGATTCGATCTGCACCTACGACGGTGTCATGAAGCGCTTCACCATCGGCTCCAGTCACCGCGACGATGAGGGCGCGATCTCCAAGCCAACAGGGGACGTCGCGCAGGCGCTTGGATTGACCTCGGGCATGCCATTTCAAGGCGCATCGGTCCAATCGCCTGCAGTGTGCATGGACGCCGTCAAGCAAGTGACGACCAACTGGGTCACTTTCACCTCGGGCAAGGTTACGACGATACCTACAGAGGTGGAGCAGCTGGAGTTCGCCAAGTGGTCAAGCGATCAAGGCGTTCGCCATCTGTACGTGCTGTATGAGGACAACCCAAATCTGATCGAGCAAGGCAACACCGACAACATAGGTCGTCAGATTCAAGACCTGGACTTGTCGGGCGTCGCGGGCGAGTACGGTGAAATCGAGTACGCCGCATTCCTGATGGGTGTTGCCGCGTCGATTGACTACAACCGACCAGACGGCGCCATCACGACCGCTTTCAAGGCGCAGGACGGTATCGCCTTCAACGTGACCGATGAACCCACTGCTAACCAGTTGACCACCAATGGTTTCAACTACTACGGCGACTGGGCCACGGCCAACGATCAGTTCAAGTTCCACTACCCGGGCCAGATGTACGGACGCTATTTGTGGGTGGACACCTACCTCAACGCCATCTGGCTGAACAACGCGCTGCAGGTGTCGCTCATGGCCGGCCTGTCGAGTGTTGGGCGCTCCCCGCACAACGCGAAAGGATACGCACTTGTGCGTGCCTGGCTACTGGACCCGATCCTGCGCGCCAAGAGCTCTGGTGTCATCGATGACGGCATCGTCCTGGACGAATCGCAGAAGGCTGAAATCGCCGCACAGGCCGGCATGGATATTTCGTCTCAGCTGCAAACCAGCGGCTACTTCATTCAGATCCTCGATCCGGGCGCGGTCGCTCGCAAAGAACGGAAAAGCCCAATTATCAACTTTTGGTACACCTACGGCGGCTCCATTCAGATGCTCGTCGTCGCGTCCCGCGCAATCGTCTAAGGAGCCCACGACATGACAGCGAGAAAGGGCAACATCACCTCAGCGAACTCCACGGGCATCATCACCGTCGATGAGCTTTTTCCGAATGGCTTTCTGCTTGAGAACTACGCCACGGACGCCGCCATTGCGATGGATGAAGAGACCGTCGCCGAAACTCGTATGGGCGTCGACGGCAAGATGGTGGCCGGCTACGTGCCCTCCATCAAAGTGCTGACGCTGTCACTTGAGGCGGTCAGCGCAGCCGCAAAATCCCTCGACCTGGTCAACGCCAGAAGCCACCAAAACATGGCGATTTATTACCTGTCGCTGTCGTTCTCCGTTCCAGGGCTTCGTCAGACCTGGACGTTCCAGGACGGCGTATTGAAAAGCCTTAAATCGGTACCGGACGTTAAGAAAGTTCTCGACATCCGCACCTTCAAATTCGACTTCGAATCACTCGACATTCAGGACTGGTAATCATGGCTCGCAAAGTAAACACAATCAGCTTTAACGATGGCGGCGAAGAAAAGAGCTTCCGTATTACACAGATGCCGGCAACCAAGCTTGAGGCTTGGATTGCACGAGCATTGCTCCTGGTTGGGCATACCGACATCGATCCGTCCGCTTTTGCGGGCGGTACCGACGCTGCTGCTTCCGCCGGCATAAAGGCACTTTCGGGCGTGAGTTACGAGCAGGCCAAGCCGCTCTATGACGAACTGCTGGGCTGCTGCGAAGTCATGATCGGCGACCACTTCGAAGCCCTCACGATTTCGAATGCTGACGTGCACATCGAAGACGTAAAGACCCTTTTCAAATTGCGCATGGAGGCGGCCAAGCTGAACTTCAGTTTTTTCGACTTCGGCGCGCTGTCGAAATCGATGATGGAGAAGATGACGGCCGCCGGTATTACAGCTACGTCAACGTATCCGGCCTGATTGGCGTGATTACCAGCAGCAAGATGGCCACCCTGCGCGACCTGGAGGAGTACTACTCCTTCGAGGACGCGCTGAACATGGTCGAGATCATCCGCATCAACAATGCGAATGAGCGTATCGCAATGAAGAAGGACTGAGCATGGCAACTGTTATTGATGCGCTGCTGATCACCTTTGGCCTCGATCCATCCGGAATCCACAAGGGAGCGGAAGAGGGCAAAAGCTCGCTTGAGGGG